CTTGAAGTAATTAAACACGACCTAATCACAGGAACGAGATAAAATGTCTGACAGCGTAAACACAAGAACGGCTGTTATGGCCAAAATGATTGAGGCATCGGCAAAGGGGCGGGCGTTAATGGGCGGGTCTGACGCCATGCGTAAGGAGGGCAAGACCTACCTGCCAAAGTTTAAGGCCGAAGCCGACGAGGATTATCAAGCGCGGCTTGCATCATCTTGGCTGTTTAACGGGATGCGCAAGACAGTCAAAGACATGACGGGCCGCGTGTTTTCAAAGCCGATCGAGATCAGCGAAGGGCCGGAGCGCCTAAAAGAGTTTGCCAAAGACATAAACATGCAAGGGCAGGATTTAAGCGCCTTTGCGTCTGACGTGTTCAAGGATGCGTTTGTGCCGGGTGTTTCCTACATTATGGTCGATGCACCGCGCCGCGATGGTGACACAACACGCGCACAGGCCAGTGCCTTGGGGTTGCGGCCTTATATGGTGCATTTGACCGTTGAAAACATCTTAGGCTTCAAAACAGAAATGTTTAACAACGTGCTGGCGCTGTCTATGCTGCGTATTTCGGAAAGCGTGACCGAAGACGACCCGCAAGACGAATTTGCGCAGTTAACGGTCGACCAAGTGCGGGTTATAACGCGCCGCGACGGCGTTGTTTTCGTGCGCGTCTACCGCAAGAATGCAAAAGACAAGTTTGTCCTGCACGACGAATACATGACCAACGCGCAAGAAATTACGGTAATCCCGTTCTACGCGCAGCGCACGGGGTTTTTTACTGGCGAGCCGGTGCTTGAGGATTTGGCCGATGTCAACATTGCGCACTGGCAATCGCAATCAGACCAGCGCAACATTCTGCACTTTGCGCGCGTGCCGATCCTGTTTGCGTCCGGTCGCGGTGACGATGAACCGCTTGTTATCAGCGCAAGCCAAGCAGTCACGTCGCGCGATGCCGATGCCAAGCTGTCATGGGTTGAACACTCGGGGCAGGCAATTGGTGCTGGGCGCACTGATCTGAAAGACCTTGAGTTTCAAATGCAGGCGCTTGGCTTGCAGTTGTTGGTCGCCAGCCACGAAACAGCCACCGGCGCCGTGCTTGACACCGCAAAAGAAACGTCAACGCTGGCGATGATGTCTGACAACCTGAAAGACGCGCTTGAGCAGGCTTTGTTCTGGATGTCGTTCTATGCTGGGCTGCCCGAGGAAAATATCACGGTGCGGGTCAACAAGGAATTTGGCATTACGCCGCTGACCGCGCAGGAAGTGCAGGTTATGCAATCTGACGTATCTCTTGGCTTATTGTCAAAAGAAGCGTATTATGAGGAACGCAAGCGACGCGGGTTCCTGCGTCCTGATCTGGATACAGAAACCGACATGGACGCAATCAGCGAGGAAGCGCCGGACCTGACGGGCGATGCGCTGGATCTTACGGGGCCGAGTGCTGTTGATAACGCGCTTGCCGCATTGAGTGGAGGGTAAAAATGCACGGACCTGAAATCTTGGCCGCAATTGGCGGCTTGATGATGCTTTTCACAATGCTTTTCGTGATGTTTGCAAAGGGCAGCACAAGAGCCGAACCCGCGTTAATCATTGGCGGTGTTGGCTTGTTGCTTTACATCATCGCAACCGCGCTTAATTTCTAGCCAAACAAAGGACCGATAGCATGAATGATGATCTGGGCGAGTTTGTCGGCAGGGGCTTTGCGCTGTTGCGTGACCGGCTAAAGGCTGTCGAGGCGCGTAAGGCTTTGGACGGGATTAATGGGCAAGACGGCACAAACGGAACTAATGGGAAGGACGGCGCAGATGGCATTAACGGAACTAATGGTAACGACGGCGCAGATGGCGCGGCTGGATCAGACGGTATTGACGGTCGCAACGGAGATAAGGGAGCAGATGGCAATGATGGCGAAACCATACAAGGCGAAGCCGGTGAAAAAGGCGACCAAGGCGAAGCCGGTGCGCAAGGCAATGTAGGCAACAACGGCACAAACGGCCAAGACGGCACAGACGGTAAAGACGCCACAGCAACGGACGGCAAGGATGGCGTTGGTGTTGACAACACAAGCGTAGACAAGCGCGGGCATCTTATCGTCACACTGACAGACGGGCGCGAGATTGACGCGGGCAAGCTGCCCAAAGGCAAAGACGGGTCACAGTTCCACGGGATGATTGCAGGCGGGCCAAGCGCGGCCAGCACAGCGGCACCGCAGTCAATTATCTATGTGACATCGCCAGACCAGCTTGCAGGCACGTTACAAAGCGATAAGCTATATTTTATCGACGGCACTGTTGACATGCAGTCAACGCAAATCGTTGTGCCTGCGGGCGGCCTAAACATCGGCGGCGCTGGGTTTGACGTGTCGTGCCTGACAAGCACAGCAGACAACTACACAATGTTTATTAACGCTGATGGGTCTTATTCGGGAAACCTGTATTTAACAAGCCTTGACGTAATCGTGAGCGGCACGTCATCGCAAGTCTTTGATTTGGACGCCAAAGAAAACGGCAGCAATATCGAATTTAACAGCACAAACTTTGTTGCCTGCACATCACTGGGCGAGGCCGCGAATTTCAGGCAGGGGCTTGCGCGCAATGTCGGATGGGTAAGCATCACAGACGGTTTAACAATGTCCGGCACATGGGCGGGCGGCTTTGCTGCGTTCGACAGCATTATCGTAGGCGCACCAATGTCGGGCGTTCTATTCCGCGCGGGTGCGGGCCTTACGCTCGGCGGTTCTTTCCGTTCTAACATCAACGCGCTGTCACTCGGCACAAACGGCGGCATATTCTGCGACTTTGCACCGTCCAACATTTTACTGGATGCGGGCTTTGCATTATCAGGGCTGCGCACAAACCCCCTATCCAACACCCTGCCGAACATGCCCGCGACCTCGACCAAGGCACTTATCAAGGATTGCGTGGGCATCGGCAACACGTACCCCGGCGCCGCGCACATTCCCGTTGCCGACAGCGTTATCACTATCACCTCGCAAAACACCTTGACGCAAATTACAGGTGCAATGACGCTTGTAGAACCGTACTGGTTTAGCACGGCCAACACCAACGGGCTGCGGTCTGATTGTGCTCAAGCTGTCGAGGGTCGGGCAGACGGCACTATGTCGTTTTCAGGGCAGGCGAATACTGAAATATCCGTCCAGCTTCGTCACTTTATCGCGGCAACGTCCAGTTATGAAAATGTAGGGCCGGAATACGAGGCGACAATCAACGGCGGGTTACTTGGCACGCTGGCAAGCAACGTGTCGTTTGGCGCAACCGTGACCATGCAGCAGGGCGACCGTGCGGAGGTCTGGATTAAAAACCGATCAGGCACAAACAACATTACGCTAAAATCCGGCGGGCAGTTTGAAGTATTGGGGCGGTAATGGCATCTGCAAACGATAAAATCCTTGACGCGATGCAAACCCGCGCGCTGGACCTGCAAAGGTTAGCGGCGGGGCAAGCGCGTGACGTGAACAAGTTTTTGGCAACGCTTCAAGGCGACATTGTTGCACAGCTTGCGCGGGTTGATCCGACTGGCATTGGCAGCATATCGCGGCGCGCAGCACGACTGGAAAATCTGCTCGATCAGGTCAAGGCCACAATCACGGCATCCTATCGCGCGGAAGGCAAGCGGCTGGCCAATGAACTGCGCGAAATTGCGGACATGGAAGCGCGGTTCGCTGTCGCTGCAATCAACAACGGCGCGGGCGTGCAGCTTATCACGTCAGAACTGACACGCGGGCAGCTGGTGGCGATCACGGGCGATTTGTTGGTTCAGGGCGCACCAGTGGCCGAAACCCTATCAAGGCAATCTGGCGACACGCTCAAGCGGTTTACGGACAACATGCGGCTTGGCATTGCGCAGGGCGAAACAAACGCGCAGTTGATCCGGCGCATTCGAGGCGGAAAGCAGAATGGCGAGGTGGTCAAGGGCTTTATGGACATCACGCGCAGCCATGCCGACAGCCTTGTGAGATCCGCAACGCAAGCAGTTTCGCAGGCATCGCGGCAAGCGGTCTACGCCGAAAATGACGACATCGTAAAGGCCGAGCAATGGGTAAGCACAATTGATCTGCGCACCACGACCGAATGCGGTGCGCGCGACGGGCTGACATATACCGTCGGAACGCATGAACCGATTGACCACACATTGCCTTGGGGCGGCGGGCCGGGAAACCTGCATTGGGGCTGCCGTTCAACATCTGCGCCGGTGCTGAAGTCTTTCCGCGAATTGGGTTTTGACATCGACGAAATGACTGACACAACGCGGTCGAGCCTTGACGGGCAGATTGCGCAAGACACGTCGTTTGAAGGCTGGCTGTCCAAGCGCACTGTTGCAGAGCAAGACGAAAACCTTGGCGTAGGCCGTGCAAAGCTATGGCGTGACGGTAAGATATCGTTTCGGGATCTTATGGACGCGAACGGCAGGCCGTTGACGTTGATGGAATTGCAGGCTAGGGTTTAACCAGCAACAAAGGGGAAACTAAAATGACAAAAGAAACAACTTGCCAAATCCTTAAGGCGATTTTGACTTCTATAGGCGTAAAAAGCGCCGCTGAATTTACGGACTTCAGCCTTGGGGCTAAGGCCCAG